CAACCTCAACCGCAGGAATCACAACACCCTCATCTCATCAATCGGAATCTCAAACACCGGCTCCACATCATGCTGCCCAGGACCCCACCTATCCATCTCCCCACCCACACCCAACCACTCCTCACGCACATCAGCAACATCAATGTAACGAGTAACCCCATCAGACCAGCGCACCACAAACACAGAAAGTGCAGTGTAACTATGGGCAGTGAGATGATGGAACTTCCTATCACGATTCATAAAAACAGTGGGGTACTTTGTGGAGGCACAGTTACGATGCTTCACCTCAACCCACGCTTTGAGCTCACCGTCACGCTCAGCGAAGAAATCCACATGATAGAACTGAGGCAGGTGATGCAGAGTGCAATCCCATGCCTTCTCTAGGTCAGCTTTGAGGATATCCTCACGCGCCATGTTCTCTGGGGTGTTGCGATCATCAGGAATCTGCTCAGGCTCAGACATTTAGGCGTACACTGCCCAGCGCTCTTTTGGCAATTCGATCCGGTACTGTGCAGCGAGAATCTCTGCGAGCTTATCGTTATTCCATCCTGCGCTAATTGCTTTGCCGATGAAGTCAGACAGTTGCTCACGCTCCTCATCTGCATCAATGACCCAATCTAGGGTGTCGCATACATATTGCAGTTTGTCGCTGATTTTGATTGTGTTAGCCATTTGTGGCCCCTCTCTCTTGATGTCTCTAATGTATACCACTACACACGATAACGCAAGCACATATCAAAACAATTTTTCAGGCTCAGTCAAGGCCAATTCCGCAGCCTCAAGAATCTGCAACCCAGTCTCAGGAGCAACACAATTCCTCAACACCTGCCTCTTGTTAGGAATCCGATAAGCAGACAAATCATAACCATGCAGGCTCTCCAGATCGCTCACCTTATTCATAGCCCTCAAGTTCTCCACCAACCTAGGGAGCTCAGGGATGTGAAAGTTAGCCCAATACAAATGCCTATTCCGTTTCACCGGATTGAGCATAGGAGGATAGTAAGGCACAACATTCTCCACCACCCACAAAGCCTCACTGTGATACTGCAGAAAAAGGATCTCCTCGTACAGGGTCATGTCAGGGTACTTCTCCTCAACACCCCTCAACTGCACACCAATGTTGTACCGGAATGAGCTGTGGGTTTGACAGGGAGGACTGGACCAGATGAAGTCAAACTCATTGTGATGCAATCTCAGGTACTCATGAGCATCACCAATCACCAGCTCATCATTAGGGAACAAGTCAGCGTAGACAGGTGCAATGTTTTCGTCATACTCCACCGCTGTCACCTCATGCTCATCGCCCCACAGTTTGCGATTACCACCAATGCCTGAATACAGATTTAGTATTTTCATTTGCAACCAAACTCCCCAGGCCTACACTCCCAATGCTCCCCACGATTATGCTCAGCTCTCACCCACGCACGAGCCCCAGGAATATCCGCAGCAGGCTTCACCTCCTGCTTATGAATCACAGTCCGAGGCTTCTCCCACTTAGAAGCGTTCCTGCACCAAGTCCTAAACGCCCTCTGCACATCCTTGAACACAGATCCCTTAGCGATATGGAAGTCAATGAAAGCTTCTACCTCATTAGCAATCATCAGTGTGGGCCATTTCTGTTCACATTCAGCTCTGAAAGTGTCTGAGGGTTGCCAGTCTGCAGGGACAGCTTGAGCTCTTTTGGTCTTTGTTTCAATATCATTATCTGGTTCTAGTTCAGTGGTTATAGTTAGGTTGCCAGCTGTGTCAGTACCTACTGACTCCCCTGTCAGTACCCCCCTGACTGCTGTGTCAGTACCCTGGGTCAGTGTGTCAGTACCCCCTGACAGTCGAGGCATCACCCTTCTCAGGGTGTAAACATTGGACTGATAAGACTCACCATTCTTGCGGTGCGCCTTAGTAACAGCCCCAACCTTGATGAGTTCCTCAATCGCCCTGTCTATTGATCGCCAATGACAGTGAGCTCGCTTAGCGATGGTCTCACGCGAGGGAAAAGCCTGCAGCGTTTCATTGTCTGCATATCGAGCAAGGATTGAGTAAACCCTGATTGCTCTGTCTGACACATTGGCATCTAAGACCCACTCTGGGATGATGCTGAATCTGAGGTCAGTGTTGAGATTGTCTTGCATTGATTGTCCTTGTCTACCGGCTTAGCCCTGGTAGTCTTGGACTTAGCCGATGGTCGCTTCATCGGTTTCTGTGAGGGTCAGTCTGTGATGGGCTGGCCCTCACTCTATTCTACCCCCTAGAAGGGTTGGTCCTTCCAGTCACTCAATACCTTAGAGCCATCAGGTAATAGAAAGTACCACTGGAAACTCATCCGGTCAAAGACAGGGTGCTCCAGTTTCTCCCACACAGGTAGTTTGTGTCCCCATCCACGAGCTGAGGCAGCCACAGTCTGATTGCTCTCCATTTCACCGTTGTATATTCCGCAAACGAGCATCAAATTATCTGGGGTGTCCAAGAGTTTAGATCCACCCATGCCCCTGTTTATCCTGTGATGAGGCACAAGGTCCTCCTCCACACCGCAATGCCAGCAGTGCTGATCACGCGCCTGCACCAGCTTGAGGACTTTCTTAGGGACAGCCATAAACCCACTTTATCCTGAGACCTCAACAAAATCTTTCAGCCGATACTCCCAGCGCACCTTAGGAGCAAGTGACTGCTCAACATTCCGCTTCCGAGCCTCAGTGTTCCACGCAATCCCAGGGCTCTCATGCACACTCTCCCAGTTGTCAGCCTTATAGATTGTCCCCAGGTGAACCTCAGTGTCCTGGTAACTAATTAGAAGGGCAATGTCAGGGAACATTTGCTCAATATGTTTACGCATGAACGCAAGCATCCTGGTGGCTGTGTTTCTAGGAGCCTCAGGACTAATCGCAAGCCTCCTCAATTCCAGCATCTGCTTCCCATGCTTGAATCTGTTTTGTGCAACAGGACTAGACCAGATTGCTGAGGCATAGAACTCACTCTCATACAGCGCACCAAAGCAAACATAGTGAGTGTTTCGCACAACATTAGACCAGTCAATCACAGGCAGCCTTGAGTGCCATTGCTGATTCAGATCACAGGCTGTCTGAGCTCGAATAACTTTGAACTCGAACTGTTTAGGGCTTGTAGGAGGCTCTGTCCTTTCCACCAAATCGAACAGAGCATCTGTCATAGCTTCATCTCCGCCTGCAGAATCTTAGAAGCAGTAGCAAGTGCCATCAGCTCACTCTCAATAGAGCGCAACTTCACCCTTATCCGATTGACTTTAGCCTTCGCCAAATCTCGCTCAAACCTGAGCTCCGAACTCTCAAGCTTGGCAATCGCCTGCCTTTCAGCAACCGAGCCTGAAGCCTGTATAAACGCGCCAGCCTCCGCTTTGTCCAAATCAGACTCAGCTCTAGCCAAATCAGTCTCAGCTTCATAAAGCGCCTCCACCCCTTTTCTATTAGTCTGAGAAAGCTCTAGTAGATCCTTCGCTATCTGTGATGGAATCACAAACACTCACCAGCCTTCTGCATAACTCATCTTTCCAGAACTCACTTAGTAGCGGATCGTTTGCCCTTTGTGCCTCCAGGTACGCTTGGCTCAGCTCGCTCACTGAGGCCAGCAGGGGTGAGTGCTGTGGCATATGCTTTGACTTTCTCCAGTACCTCTGGGGGAGCACCCTGTTTGGATGCTTCAGCCCATAGTAACCTCAGTTTGTCCACATCCTGTAACGCTTCAGCTTCAGCGAGCCAGTCTCTTTTCTTACTGACCTCCTCAAAGCGTGCAACCTTCTCCATCTCCTCACGCGAGGTACGCTTATTGCCACTGTAACCAGCATTAGCGAGAGCTCTACCAATCGCTGAGGTCTCACAGTTCTCCAAAGCAGAGGACTGATTAGCCATCCCAGTGCCGTCAATCTCGAAAGCGTAACCTGTTGCCTTAGGGCAGCCACGCTCCACATCCTCACCATTCAGAAACACAATGGCTTTGATGACCCAGATTTTCTCCTGCCGATACTCAGGCACAGTCTCGTTCTCTGTCAGGATCCTGCCATCAGGCCAGTCCTTATAAAAGCGTTTCAGCCTATCCTCAACTGTCTCATAATCTGCAAGATTGAACTTAGCCATCTTTCCACCTTTCCTCATTCACATAGTCAGTAATAATCTTCCCAGCAAGCACTGACACAGACACCTGCTGAGCCTTAGCCAAACCAGCAAGCTTCTGATACAACTCATCAGGGAGCTGCACAGTCACAAACACAGACACACCCTCCATCAGCGCTTCCCCTTCTTCTGAGCCAAAATCTTAGACTCCAGCTTGTAATAATCCTTCCAAAGGTCAGGCTTAGGAGTAGCACGCAAATCCGCCACATACTTATCAGCGACCCTCAACACATTCACATCTTTCCTATCCAAGATAGATCCTTTCCCAAAGCCTCTCAGCGGTTGCCTTGAGGTCATCAATCATTTGCTCATCACGATAAACCCAAACCGTCTCAGGCTCAAACCATGCAGGAGCAAACACACCATCCACATCCATCCTGAGCATCCACACAAACAGGCACTTCTCAGCCCCAGTCACATGAAGCTGCCACTGCATCTGCCTCCTGTACTGCAACGGAATACTTTTCCAGTCCTGCCCTGTGGTCTTTATCTCAGCAATCACAGTGTGATCGAGAGACAACCCATCAGGGGTAGCCAAATGCCAAGGCGTTTCAGAGTTAGCCAAGAGCCAATCGTTAGGCAGGATGCCATGCTTCTCATGCACAAACTTTGCCAGCACAGGTTCCATATCCCTACCAAAAGCCATGTAAGGGTTATCCTGCTCCACAAATTCCTCATGCCAATCCCTGACAGACTGTTCAAACCCTGCAGGGGTAGAAGCCTTAGCAACCTGTGTAGCAGTCACACCCTCTCTGCGAGCACGCAACCAATCAGCCTCAAACAGTTGCTTAGAAGCAATGAACTGGTTAGGACCCAGCATCGTGCATCCCGTTCCAGCGAGCTCTCGCAATCTTCAAAGCCTCATCAATGACAGCCTGAGCTTCACGCAACTTAGCTGCCCTCAGTTGCTCCCACGCGGTCTGCCAGATAGCACCATTGTCAGAGTAAGCAGAGATCCACTCCTCAATCATGAGGTCAGCGAGCT